AAGCCTTCGCCCATCGTTGAAGGGTCACCAGGAGCAGAAAATCTATTTACAACAATGAACTTATTGCTTCCAGTTAAGGTGCGATTCGGTAATTCATATTCGTATGCTCCAGAAAAATAGTAAACAACATTGCTTGCTGTCAATAAAGTTCCACCAGCGTCTACAAGAAATCTATTGTTTTCGCGGCGGCCTGCGGTAGAGACTATTTCATAATCTTTATAATAGTTGCCAAGGGCCTGCGAACCAGTAGAGGACTGAATATTCCTAATGTTTACGGGGCGTTTGGCTGTCTCGTCTCGATAGTATGTTGCCTTTGGAAGATGAACATTAAAAGTTAATGCGTCATCGTGCGCTGGATCGAATACAGTAAACTGGCGGAAACTGCTGCTTACTCGGTAGCCTTCTGCGCGGTCTAATATATTGTCGCTTCCTGTGTTAATGTTCTGATGTCGATATTGTTTACCTCCGACGTGTCTTTCGGTAAATGGACCTTGAGCCGGAATTTCTTTATCATATCCATAAGAATCATTATGAAGGTTCACAATAGAAGAGAATTCAAAATTCCCTCCTCCGGTTGTGCCAGTTACGACATTGAAAGGTGCGGCATAAGAACCAACGGAAGAACTCAAATATGAATCCTCGGGTTCTCCGCCAAGTTCAAGGAAATCAACGCTTGTATTTACTGTTTTCTTTAAGTCTAAAGCGTCGTCGTCTGTACAAACAAAGCTTGCGCTTTCTGGATTTCTGATGTCTAATCCCGATTTAAGAGCATGGATTCGTCTCAAGAGGGGATTTATCAAGTCAAGATTTTTGTTTCTTGTGAAGTTCGTTCCGCCCTTTAAGACTGGATTTAGCTCAACCTTGTATCTATATGGTCTCACAAAGTTCCTAATTGCATAAGTTGATCCTTCGTAAGATCCTGCTGCACCGCTTAGGTTAATAACGGATGCATTATTCAGGTTGTTTTCGACGTCTAAGATCGTTTGTCTGCTTGAGTCGACACTTGTATTGCCGGAGCCGGAAAGATCCCTTTCTGCTCGCTTTTGCCACCAATTACAACTTTCATCTTGAGTCGTTGGAATCGGAGCATGTCCGGTTCTATAATTGTAAAGGCCCTCGCGGATACCCAAGATATGTCCTGTCGGGTCAGTTTGCCTAAATTCCATTGTTGGAAACTTGTGATCGTATTTATTACGGTTAAAAATATATTCTTCAATTATCGGACGAATCAGGTTCTCGGCGTCAAGAGTGACGGCAGAAGCCGGGATTAAATTGGCGAGCATCACATTTAAGCCTGAGTCAAGCCATCTGTAATAGTCAATGTATTTTTCAACTTTTGGCGTGTTGGAGACATTTTCAAAGAAAAGTTGTCTCAGCTTGCTTAGGCTTTTGTACTCAGTTCTAAATTCATTTACGGGATCACCAACCATAGAACCAAAATCAGCGACAGTACTGAAGAATTTGAGCATTTCTTCGCTGACGGTCTGGTACATACTCTTTTCAAAGGTCATCAAGTAACTTGTGGGTCGAGTGCTTCTTGTGAAGGTCACATCGTCAGAATCTCTAATAGAGACCATATCATGAGAATTTATAAATTCAGGCAATTGAGTTCTAGCATTGTAGATACTCTTCTTGGCAAAGGTTCTTGTGGAGCTTGTGAGGAAATTTTCGCCTCGGGCTGAGTGTTGTCGGTTTAAAACATCGCTGAGAGTTCCAAATCTGTTGTCGGTTGCGCTTCCGCTTGACAGATCGATTACATCAAATTGGCCTGATGTGTTAGAACTTGACAAATTGGTAAAGTTCCAGTTTAAAGCAAGGGTTTCTATTTTTGGTACGCGAACGTGACTACCGCTGGATTGAAACAAATAAGTGTTTTGATAAGGATTTCCAATACCAAAGTTCTCAAAATCAAAATTGTGTCGCTTTACATCATCAAATGTAAGGGCGGTAAGCCAAAACCTACAATCTGTTATATAAGCGTTCGAGCGTGTTACTAGAGAACCTGTTACGTCATCTCTCAAAGCTCCAACGAAAACACGCTTTGGAGTGGTCATAACGGTCTGTCCATAAGCCTTTGAAATACTTGAACTTACAGCAAAACTATTTCTTACATCGTCCAGAACTGAGTTTACACCGTAAAGTGTCACGTCGTAGTTTAAGCTTCCACTTGAGCCACTGACTAGATCAAACTGGCCATCCTTTGATGGCTTGACTGTAACAGCCAAATTCCATTTGGTGTTGTCAAAAATATCTTCAAAATATGATGAGGTTATTGTTGGTAAATAACTTGTACCATCAGTTGGTTCAAGTTTAAAATAGCCTCGTTTATCAAAGTCGTTGTCTCTTACGATTTTTACAACAAAGCCGGATCTGTCATTCGCTGGGACTGTCAGATCGTTTTCTGCCGCATTTATATCAACAGAGCGAATACCAAAGATAGAGGCTTCTTTGTCAGTAACAAAGTCTTGAATTCTATAAGTCTTTGTTCTGTCTGCCGAACGCATCATTGAATTGTACTCGCCCTCAGTTCCAATAACTGGGAATATGGCTTGCGATTCAATGGTGAAACCAAAACCACTTGCTTCAAGTCCAGTTGTGGTAGCACTTGCTGTTATATAAGAAGTGGTGTTGGAGTCTGTTTGATATTGGTAAACCGTTGCACCAGCAGAAGCTGTCAGCGTAAGGTCAACATAATTTTTATTTTCAACGATTGCTTTGTAGTTGTCTCGGAACTCATAAACCGCATCAGTAGCGTAGTGACGAATTTTGTAGATTTCGTCGTCTACGCCAAAGCATCTGAGCATGTTGCGGAATGCTTTCTCAGTTCCCTTTGATTTGTTGATGTAAACCAAGTTGTTGTAAAGGTTTCTATAGATCGTATTTTTGATGTCGTAAAGCTTTTCTTGAAACAATTTGGTGTCGCTTCTGTTGCGAAAGAACTCAAAGAAAGATGCATCCGAGAATAGATCTGGAATATAAGGGAATCCCATACCCTGTAACATTCGGTTATTAAAGAAGAAAGGCTTGTCAAAGTTGCTTAGTGAGCCGCTTGAATAACTAATCTCTTTAAGCTTTGTTAAATTTTCAATTTGGTTTGATACTGTATCAAAATAATTTGAGATTATCTGCGTTAGGTTTTTAAGAGGCGGCTCAGTTTTTTCATTGTCAGTGTCGGTGATCCAGCCAGGAATACTATTATAGACTGAATTGGGATTTTGATAGTCATGTTCTTTACCAATGTTTGTTTTCTTGCCAATTAGATCTTGAACCTCTGGGTGAAAGCTGTAAAGAATTGGATCTTCAAATTCACTTGGAGCCTTACCAGACAAAACAATAGCAGAACCAGTAGAACGAGAAGAAGTGCTCGAATAGCCCTCCCACAATCCATTTGAAATTCTACCAGAGTAATCTAAAACTGTAGCGTCAACAGAAGCTGTTAGCGTGATTCCCTCATTAAATTTAAAATAGATGCCTAAATCTGTATTTGCATCATCAGTGTTTGTGCCGCCGCCGACAGGTTCAATATACTGTCTACCAATTGGCTGGGCGGTTCGGGCGGTTTTCCAGAATCTTACTTCGTCAAGAGAGCCAGAAAACTTTGACCAGCCGCGCAAGCCGTAATTATTTGAGGCTTGTGTATAAGGGGCGGCTTGAGCGCCAACAGTTGCCACGGTCGTGCCGCTAACATATCCTATTGTGTCTCCGTCTTCCGTATCGCGGTAGTTGTGCGTCCCGTCAACAAACAAATCAAGCACAGTGTCGCTGCCGCTAGTTTTGGCCGTTACGGCATAATGATGCCACTCGCCATCTGCTATGGAAGCAGTTGTAAGCGTGGAGGCTCCTAAATACTTATTGAGAATGGTAGAGCCAGAACCATATCCAACAAAAAATGGCTGATCTGAACTATTACCGATAGTACCAGTTGTAACCAAAGCCACGGCAAATCTACCAAAACTGTCGTCGTCCTGGACAGTGCCAGTAACGTGAGCATCAAAAATGAATTCAAAGTATTCTTGGTCATCGACATAAGCATCTTTCTTGAGCCAAAATTCTACTGTATTGCCATCGGTTCCACCGATTTTTAAGTTACTTTCGCGATTCTTGCTTGTGTCATAGACGTTGGCGTAACCGTCGCTAAAATCTCCAGAAGAGTCGTTAATGTCCTTATTTTTCTTCCTCTTGCTAGTGTTTGGCCCACCTTTGGTCAGGATATATTCGTTGTCGCCTGAAGACGGGTAGAAATATGTGCCTTCTGCTCCAGTTGTTCCAGGTGCGACTACAAAGTTTGCAAAACCATTTGTTCGTGGATATTCTTTGTCGAAAACATAAAGGTCAATGCCAGACGAACTTAATTCCCATTGGATCTTCTCTTTCAAAGAGCCGTCGTAAGGGTACGTTCTGTAGATTCTCTCAATGGCATCGGTGTAATACTTCTCAGCAGAGCCGAATTTGGCGAAGTTTTTTGGTTTGGAATAATCGGTATGAGTGCGAAGCTTGTCCCTTAACTTATAGTAAGTTTCAAGATACTCAGAAGATTCAATCTCGTCAGCAAGTTTATTAAGAGAACCGCTTGACATTGTTGAAGAATCTAAATTATTAAATAAGTCTTTTAAGCTCATACTATCCTAAATCTAAAGTTTTCGGGCTGCTCTACATAGCTTCCATTGATCAAATATGTAAATTTGATTTGATAAGTGAAGCCAGCCTCAAGCATTCCCATGTCAAAGTCAAAGTAACTTCCGCTTACATCATACGATAATCTTGTGTGGTTCGTCGAACCTGTGCCATAATCGGCAACAATCCAATTATCATTGGCACGGACGATTTTGTAATATACATTGTCAATTATAGAGGTGTCAATATTTTGAGACGCCACTGTATAATTGTTGGGACTCCAATCTTTCTTACGAGCGAACAGTCTGAATCTTGCATTTTCGTTTATAGAGTAGTTCGGTCTCAAATTGATAATCTTGGAAATATATCGCTGATCGAAGTTATAATCTTCGCTATCAAATGTATTTACGTCAACAGCAGTTCCTGTGTGATATTCAGTACTTGTGCTTCCGCTGTGCCATACATCAAAAATGGTTGTAATGGCCGAGGAAGTATAAGCGAATGAACAGGAATAAATACCTGTTTCCACATGAGAAGCAGTCGTGTTTATATCTAAAGTTGTTACCGTGCCTCCGCCTACTGAAAGTCCAATTTTGGAGCCAGTTGGGGCGGTATTCGCTAATGTGCCCGAATAAACGCTGACGAGCAAGCCGCCTGTTCCGACTCCCGGTATATCTGTCAGTTGTCCCCTTGAGATATTATACAAGTAAAGCTTCATCAAGTTGTCGGAAGCTGGAACAAGGGAAGAGCTTAAGTAGAAGCTGCCTCTATTATCTTTTTTGCTGCTGTCCCATCGGGCCTCAATCACTGGTCTCTTAAAATAATATTGTGAACCTCTCGCGAAGAACTTTTTGGTATAATAAGAGGAGGAGGCGTCTTCGTTGCTGCTTGTTAGAAATACGCCTACGCCATAATTTGTTCTCTGGCCCATATCTACAGCCGTCAAACTATTGGCGCTTGAACTAATCCATTGCTCGACGAGAGGTGAGATGTCAACCTCAAGATTTTCAAAACCAGTGTCAAAAGATTGGGAGAAAGAGGAGGACAAGTCATCCCAATAATCTCCGCCGCCAGTGGTCCACAGGATTCCGTCGCTTGCTGAGAGCCAATTTGATGCGTCAACGTCGGAATATTCTTCCATGTCGAGGCCGTTGCCCTCGTCCCAAGAACGAGAAACTGCTGATGCGACAAGTGTAAAGTTTTTTGGAGTCGTTTGGACGTGTTCAGCGTCGTACAGTCTCAGATAAAAGGATACGCTGCCAGAAGCAGGTATAGTCCCAGCCGTTCTGTCTGTGGAAAATGTGTCTGTGTCAAATTGGACCAAGAGTCTTGAAAGCTCAGAGGAAGAAGTATTTGCTTGGGCGTAGATAGAAAAGATTTCCATCACATCAGACTGGCCCATGTTTCCACTGACGCCTCTTGTATCTAAGTTTGCCTTAAAAGCGTTCGTAATAGTGTTATCTTTTGTCGCGTAATACTTTTTAATGGCCATTATTTAATAGTCCCTAAGATGTTCTTATTTGGATATTTTAGCTCAAAAATTATGTCACTTGTGGGTGCGATTACGGTGCCGTCAGCACTCAAAAACTCATCGATTGTCATCGAAGGGTCAGCATAATCACTCCCCGTCTGGATAAATAGTTCTACATCCATAACATCAAGAACTGTTCCGACGTTTTTAAGAACCCCAAAGATATCAGTAATTAAGATAGGTTCTCCCAATTCAAAGAATCTGTTGTCAAAAAAGTTTTGGATTGCTCGGTTTGCATCATCGAGGACCAAATATTTGTTTACGTCGGGCATACCCTTGGCAACATATTTAACGCCGAAGTTTACTATTTTTGCATCTAAAATATCAATTGTATCATTGATCATCTTATATTGATTTAACCAAGTTTTTAAATTTTGCTTGATTGTATTGTTAGTTTTTACAAGTTTGCTGTCGCTATCTTCAGAAATGACATATAAATTCATGTTTCTTTGATTGTAGGAGTTTGGGTCTTCCATAATGGCCGCTCGCTTAATTGCGCCGAACTTCGAAGGCATGTTATAAACGATGCTTATATAGTCTTGCTTGGTCACTGCCCGGTTTTGAGTGGCAAAATTTGCTCGGGCGCGGATTCTAACTTCGTCGGAGGTCGGCAACGAGATATCGCCAACAATTGCCTCTTCGTTGTTTACCTCAAGAGAAGAGCGAACTTCATTAATTTGCGTCTGGGACAGGGATTCTGGAGAATTAAACCTCAAAAGTGCGTTTTGGACTGTTGTGATAGTGTTTGCTGATGTGTTGACATTATCTGTCGTGTTCAGACGAAACGTAACCAGCAGTGTAGTATTTGATGGTGCCACTCCCAGCTTGTCTGTTTTATTTAGTACGCTTGGGTCAAATGATTCGTCGATAATATGCTCTTTGCCGAAGACATTCAAAATTACGTTCGAGGGGTCAAGATATTTTGTTTCTGTTTCCTCTGAGCCTCCGCCAAACTGTATATAAGTATGAAGAGCGTCTTTTTCAACAGAAAAGCGTCTGCTAACAGCTATTGGCTTTAGAATGTTTTTAACAGTGTTTTTATCATCATTGTTATTAACCACTGGTAAGTAAATAACATTTTGAGTAAGGTGATCCACTTCATAATAGCGATTGCCATTGCTGTCCTCGATAGAAAGAATCTCTGCGATGTCGCCAGTTTCTAATTCAAACTTGGGGAATTTGGTGTATTCGCCAACATCGATAGTTTCAATGCCAATCTCGCCAGAAACGACTTGGGCGTTGGCCTTAATCGCATATTTTGTTGGTGCGCCAGTTTCAGAATCAACTTGGGCAACCACTTTTGCAAGATTAGAATCGGCAAAGTTGATGTCCTCAATTAAAGTAAAGGAGGTATTATTAGTAGAAGAAAAGGTGCTGCCTCTTTTAACAATTGGCATGTAATTTGTATCAGGTGCGACGGTATTGCTTTCTGTTGGGACCAAAATATAAAGCGTGACGGTGCCATAGGAAGATGGATTTGTTTGTAGTTTGTAACCCAACGTTCTGGCTAATTTTACGACGTTGTTATATTCGATGGCAGTTGACATAAAAGACTCGTTTGCCTGATAATCGAGATAAAAAGAAAGAATGTCACCAACATAAGCCACAGTATCAATTAACATTGCTCCGAACGACGGCTGTGAGAAGTCCTTGACATGATCAGGATAATATCTTTTTGCGTAACTGATCAGGTCGTCGCGGATTGAATTAAAGTCTCTACTTGTGTAGTTTATTGACGGTTTTTTTGAATTAGTTGACATTTTTTTATAACCCTGTAGTGATGTCTTCTATGAACAAACTATCGTATATATTCATATTAGTGATTGCATAACTTATTTCAATCGCCAAGATGTTTGAATCCATAGAAGAATTGGCACTGCTTTCTCGTTCCGAATTTAAGAACTTCACGTCCATTATATTAACAATTGGTAAATAACGCTCCACCTGTTCATTCAGTTTTGCCTGAAAGGAACGAAACAGGTTTTTAGAATAATTCTCAAATAAATATCGTCTTACACCAACCCCAAATAAGGGATTCATTATGCGCTCGCCGGGGGATGTAAGTACAATCATTTTCAAACTTTGCTTCGTGTTTTCTCGTAAATTTTGAGTTAAAGCATAAAACCCATCTTTCGGGGAAGCGTGTAATGGCACCTTTGGTGTGAATCCTGGCATACTATAATTATTTCATTTCTCTTTTATTTACAATCTTTTTGCTAAAAACTCAAAAGTCAAAACGGTTTTAAAATTTTCGCCAGGAAGCCTACGGGTGTTTGAGGGCCTGGGTAGAACCAAGGAGTTCTCCAAGTCGGGTCAGAAAAGTTAGCCAGAGCTTG